AAAGAGAAAGTTGTTACAGTGCTCGGTCATTAACTGTGTGGCTTCGGGACCTGCCGACAACTTCATGCGCTGAACATATTCATCGTACATCTGTTTGCGTGTGGGGCCATTTGTCTCCACCGAAGGGACTTCAAAGAACTTCAGGAATGTATTGGCATCCTTGGGTGCGGCCACAGGAGCCGTTCCTCCGGCATCCGCACGTTTGTAATAGTCATCGAGCAAGTCCATGTTCTTCAAATAGTACTCCTCGACGGGATGTGCGTGGGTTAGCTCCTCTTCAATGGCTCTCAAACGAGTTTGAAGTTTGGTAGCCTTCGCGATATTGTCAATCGTGTTGCTTTCGTACAACGCCGAAATCTCAGCCCTCAAACTTTCCATCTCTTCTTGGAGAGAGGCTTGTTGTGTCTTCGACTCTTTGAGGCCCTGCACGATTGTCTGATGCAAAGAGTCCAGAGTTCCCGTCGTGGACCCGGTCGACGTCGAGTCTCGTATTTTGCGCACTCGAAAGATGTCCATGGTTTATGAACTCCTTCACCTGTGTCATGAAGACTGGATTTTGTAAAACACAGGGACGCTGCCGACGAACGGCCGCCACCACTCCCTCGAACGGCAACCCATAATTCTTACAGACATAGGCTAGAGCCAAGGAAGCCGACCGGTTCATTCCGGCTTGACAGTGGACATAGACGACTCCATCCAAGGGTCCATCGCGAAGGAACATGCGAAGTGTATGTTCAAACGCAGTGTACCAATCCAAAATGTTGTGTTGAAGACTGTCAATCGCATTCAAGACCACATACTTGTTTGGATGACGAAGTTTCCACCAACGGGGGCAATATTCATCCTGTGCACAGTTGATCACATGACTGATTCGGTTTCGAGAAACAAAAAGAGGGGTTAACATTTCCCCAGGCCCGACAAGAATGCGTGTACTAAACCATGCCGGGGGTTGTTGAAGATACACCGGTCGATACATATCTGCTACTCTTCCATACTGTTTAATATTCACAAGGAGGAACGCCCCAACCTGCGACTCCACACCAACCCAATACCAGTCCTTGTTTGTGACGACAGAAACACACCGGGTGATTCTCAGGCCATCTCTTCTTGTGGGCTTCCAGGTAGGCGTCCCATCCTCCCTGCTTGGCGATAGAATGCATCGTTCGCATTGCCCACGCAAAGCTCAGACTGGAATGTCCCTTGATCTTTAGGGCTTCGTAGATGTGTGTAATATTGGGATGAGAGGTGAACATGAATCCCTCGTTGGGATGGGGTGTAAACTCGCTCAACCACTTCCATAGGTCAAGCTCTGTAATCGCGTGATAGGTATCATACATCATCGGGCATTCGTCCTTGGGAAAGATGATTTCAAACTCAGGCATTGTGGATGGGAGAGACTTCTCTCTGTCGTCTATTTTCGTTTTGGTGAGTAGTAACAATGTGCTATTCTGCCGAAGTGTCGTTCCTCACATGGGGATTTGGAATGGCATCCGCTCTTCTTCTGTGGTCGCAAGGGCAACCCTTGAAATCCTTCATCTTCCCTCTGGTGGTTGTCCAGATGCAGTTGATTGAGGGTCTTCAATGGATGGGTGCCGTCGACGAACGCATCCTGGCGGTTCTTGGAAAACTCGCTATCTACATCCAACCTGTGGCGGGAATGATCGAAGCCGGTCGTATGTCTTGGATTCTTCCGTATGTAGTCCTTCAAGGATTGTTGGAACTCCTGGCAGGAAGTCGAAATCTGTCCTTCGCAGTCGCAGAAGATGGACATCTTCGTTGGGACTGGCTGGATGAAGCGAGTGTGACCTCGATTCCGTATTGGGCGGCATTGTTTGCCGTGACGGGTATCTTGTATCCTCCGATACTTGGGGTCTTCTTTGCAGGGCTGTTGTTGTATTACGGAGTCAACCACTGGAAGTATGATACCTGGGGAAGCTTGTGGTGTGTCTCCGTGAACCTTCTTTGGATCTACTATCTGCTTCGTTCACCTAAAAAATGAAACTGAGAAGATACGACAGCCACAACATGACCACCGCAGAATAGGTGTCGAAAAATGCCACGATTGTGATGATCAACGCCGTAATAAACCACATTGTTCTTTTACCCTAAAATCTGTGAGAGGAAACTGTTGATGACATTGGTAATCACAACTGCGGCAACACCCAACACGGCCGCACCCGTGTAGCTCACTACCCCCGCTCCCGTGTAGGCATTCGGCACATACTGGAGAAGGAGGTGACGGGGGGCGGACAAGGAAATGATGGCAGCGGCCAAGAAGAAGGCAATGTACAGACTGGCCGACGATGCCATCCAGCGCATCCCAGGAAGTGTGGGCTTGAAACTGGGAGGAATCCCCGAGCTTGGCGCCATTCCATTGCTGGGCATGGGCACCACAGGAGGCTGAGACTGGGGCCCTTGAGGCATGGGAAGAAGGCTGTCGAGAGGAGTTGCGTCGTCCATTTATCTTCTATGGAGAGGTTTCACAACTAGCATCCTCCACGCGATACCTCCAACATTTGCCATCCGACTTGACAACTTTGTCCGTGGCATCCTTCAACGGCACGGCTAACGTACGAATGTTTACAAAGTTTCGATGGAACAACAATACCGAAATCCCAAGTCCCACGATGAAAGAAAAGAAGGGACTTACCCGATCAAGGGCTTCCAAAAGTCTTACCATTGTTACTCGCCAAGAGATTCAATGAATCAGGCTCGGCGACACAGGGCACTTCCACGGCTGTAAAGCGAACACATCCTGTCTCTGTATGGTAGACGCTATTGTCATGAGGAGAAGGGACTGATTTGGTTTTTCGGGTAGGAGGAATGAAGACGGTGGACATTAACAGTCCTGTGACAAGTCCAACGACAATCCAACGAAGTTCTAACATTGTTACGACGACTCCATATTTTTCTTTCCGTTTGTTGTGGACAACGCCACATACTTTTGGTAGAACGCCCCTCCGAAGAACCACGCAATCAACAAATACCCAGACCCCGGAACAATCGCAGCGATGACTGCAAGTCCGATGGCTGCCCACCTCCCCCATCCGTTCCGAGAAAACAGCGTATAGGTTGCAGCAACCGAGAAGACCCATAGAAAGACTCCAAACGCAATTCCCAACGCTTCCAATGCACGTTCTGTCAAAAACTTGCTAGAAAGTATGCTATCTCTAGGGTTGCGAGGGTCTATCATAGACAATCCATCGACTTCTAGTTTCCCATTCTCAGGAACCACTTTCTCGACAATCTTTCCATCGTCTCCACGAATCCTCACGGTCAACCGCTTTCCTTTGATGATGGTTCCTTCCGAAATCTCTCCTTGAGCCTTTTCGCGAAGAGTCTGTTGTGTGAACTCAGACGTCCGGAGTTTGACGCAGTTTTGATCGGCGGCCGATCCACCACATGCATCCTCCGCCTTCTTACGGATGTCAGCCACGTCCTTTGTCGTCAAATCTCCCTTCGGGGCCACTGTATAGGCCGGAATCAGCTTGTCATCCACTTTGTCCACGACAACCTTGTTTCCCTGTATCTTGTCTTTCAAGACCTGGGTCACATTCTTGGTGGACTTCTCGTCCCCGTAAAACGCAGACTCAATGTATACCATTGTTATGATGCGAAGACTAGATTGCCGAGACCCGACACGATGCGCAAGAAATTCACAGACTCTACGTAGACACCCACATTGTAGGTAAAGGTAAAGATCACATTGTTATTGGATTGAACAACGGTTGTCAGAGTCCCAGGAGGATACAAGGGTTTGCCAGTTCTTGCATCTATCAAATTGGCAGATTCTGGGGGGACAATCGTGAGACTACTCGAGAACAGACTGGAGGTCAACACGCACACGACACTTGTGGAAGGTGCATTGTCCGATGTGACCGACAATGGGAGCGGCGTTTGAAGAGTTACGCGAAGAATGATCTTGTTAAACATGCTTCCGTTGATAGCACCACTGGGTTGGTATTGATCATGATCCAGCGCAAAGGAGTACTGATAGACACCTGGGAGGTCTGTAATCTGTCCTGTTGCGTATTTGTACATCTGTTGCAGCGAGAAGAACGGGAAAGACTTGGGCGTGAATCGTTCCTTTCCGTCAATCAACAACACACCATCGATAATCGGATCTCGCGGGGCCACAGAGGACACTTGTTGTTGTCCCGAAGAAAACAATGATGTGTCTACATCCGTGTTAATAGCACTCCAAGGAGCTCGATTCGGGTTGGCCCAGTTGGTGTAGTTGTCCCAATCATTGACCAATCTTCGGTCGGACCGTTGTGACAAGAAGAGAATGCGAGTTACTAAGTTGAACATCGGGATTTCCAGTTCGGTGTTGCCTCCAAACTGACCTTCTTTGCTCACATATCTCAACGTCTTGATCAAGAACGTCTGATCCGCACGGGCCAGTTGGTTCATCTCCATCTCGGTCAAGTAGATGTAGTTGGCCTCCACATAGAAATCGGGAACCCACGTGGTTACAGTTGTATTGGTTGGAAGACCGGTTTTCTCTGGCGAAGACAAGAACAACTGCATCGGGTAGTTCACAGGAGCCACACGTTTTCCAAAGGTGGATGTGTTTGCGGGATTCACATCAATCACGGTGTACAAATCATTCAAGGCCCGGACAGTGATGTTGATATAGACATCCGTGTTTTGGAGACTGGTCAAGGGCAATGCCAATCCAGGATTCTCACAGAACCAAAAGTGAAGCGGAATGATCAACTGACGACCGCGAATGCTGGGTTCCGGATTCGCTGTGCCCGGCAAAGCCGTGGGCGTTGATTGTGGGCGAATCGCATGAGGGTATTGGTTGATACGATCGTAGGCATTGGCGGGGTCATACAACTCGGGAACATTCCCAATCATGCGGTCGATAATCTTGCGCTTGTTGGCATCGTGTGTTAGATACGAATACATCTTCATCCATTCTCCTGTCATGCGTTGAATGACTTGACCGTTCATCGTGAGCTCGATGGAATCAATGAGATTGTACCCAAGGTTGCGAATCCATTGAAACTCATATCCTATCGAGTTGGAACGCGGATCATACCCAGAAGGCATTGTGGCAGAACTCGTATACTTCAACGGCGACCAGATGTCGGGCAGTGTCAACACAAAGTAACAATCGTGAAGCAAGTTTGCAATCCGTTCGACTTTGCACGAGAAGGTTCTTGTGGATGTCGTGTTAAACTCAAGATTGGAAGATGTCATCGTCAATCGAATCTGCTCCATCGCAAAGTTGGTATGACGACGATAGACTGATCGGAAATGAGTCATCGAAGGATTTCCATTCACTAACTCATTCTGTGCACCCGTTCCCACAAGTTGTAGAAGGCCACCAGGCATATTTGTAGTATATCGGGCGGATTGTTTAGCTTGATTCCTCCATAGCGTGAAGCCATCGTAAAAAGACAAACCCTCCAAACATTCCTAACAGACCGGCAAGAAACAACTCTCCGTCCAT